GCCTCGTATCAGCCAATTGGCCTCCAGCATTGACGCTGACGTGGCAAACGCTTACCGCAGCATCGGTAACAGCGTGGGCACCCCCGGCACGACCCCTTCGACTTCTTTGGTGCTGTTGCAAGCCCAGCAGAAGCTGAACGAGAACGCCGCTGTGATGTCGCCTCGCTACGCCACCGTCAACCCAGCCGCCAACGCTGGTTTGGTTGAAGGCATGAAAGGTCTGTTCAATCCCACCGACACTATCAGCAAGCAGTTCAAGAACGGCATGATGGGCACTGGCGTGTTGGGCTTTGAAGAAATCAACATGTCTCAGTCGATCAAGCAGTTCACCACTGGTTCGCGTGACGCAGCTGCCTCCACGACGGTCAAGACACCCGGCGTTACTACCGAAGGTTCTGCAACCATCCTGTTGCTGCAAGGTTCTGTCACCACCACCATCAAGGCCGGTGATGTGTTTACCGTTGCCAACTGCTTCGCTGTGAACCCGCAAACCCGTGAAACCACTGGTTCGCTGTTCCAGTTTGTGGCTCTGGCTGATGTAACCGCTGTGTCTGGTACTTGGACGGTTACCGTGGCCCCCATGTACTCCGCTGCTCACGCACTGGCTACCATGACCTCGTTGCCCGCTACCAGCGCTGCTGTGACCTTCTTGGGCACTGCTTCTACGGCCTACGCTCAGAACTTGATCTACCACAAGGACGCTATCACGTTCGCTACGGCTGACCTGTTGCTGCCCCAGGGTGTTGACATGGCTGCCCGTGCAGTTCATAACGGTATCAGCCTGCGCGTTGTTCGTCAGTACGACATCAACAACGATCGCATGCCTTGCCGTATTGACGTTCTGTACGGCTACAGCACGATCCGTCCTCAGATGGCTTGCCGTCTGTGGGGCTAAACTGAATGGGGCTTCGGCCCCTTTCTTCGTAAATTTTTTTAAAGGAAATTATCATGGCACTCCCTAATGGCGCAGGCGGTTACCAAGTTGGTGACGGCAATCTGTCTGAAATTCAAATCAAGACGCAAGCTACCCCAGCAACGGCAACTGTCACGGCAACGCTGACAACCGATCAATTGTTGAACGGTATCATCTTGGGCACCCCCACCACCACAGCAGCAGCTTACACGCTGCCTCTGGCTATTGACGTTGACGCCGCCGTGTCCAGCGCCAAAGTCGGAAGCAGCTTTGACTTTGTTGTGGTTAACACCAATGGCTCTGGTTCTGGCGTGATTACGATCACCACCAACACCGGCTGGAGCATTGGCTCGTCAGGCTCACAAGGCTTGATGACTGTCACGACTGCTGGTACTTCTCAGATGTACCGCGCGGTCAAGACTGGTGACGGTACTTGGTCTTTGTATCGCATTTCTTAAATCTAACGGGGGCTTCGGCCCCTGTTTAAAAGGAAACAACCATGCCAAATTCACAAGCTGTCGGTGTTGCTTATAGCGATCCCGAATTTACTACCTGCTACGCAAGCCAAGAACTTGGCTACAGCGCAGCAGCCCAAGGTACAGTTACCCAACTGACTGACAAATCAACGGCTGTCACTTTGAGCAAGTCCGCCGGTCAAATCACGATGAATGGTGCTGCACTAGCAGCAGCAACCAATGTAACATTTACTTTGACAAATTCTTTGTTAAGCGCAAAGGATGTGGTCATCATCAATGTCGCATCGGCAAATGCAACTGCTGGAGCTTACAACGCTTGGATTTCAAGTATGTTGGCAGGAAGTTGCACAATTACATTGCGAAATATCACCGCAGGCTCGCTGTCTGAGGCTGTTGTAATTAACTTTGCAATCATCCATAGCGCATCGTAAGATGTACTTGACAAGCGGGGGGCTTCGGTCCTCCGCTTGAGTATAAACCGAGGAAATCTGACATGGCAACATATACTGCGGCAGACCAAATAAATCGGGCACTTCGATTAATTGGTGTTCTAGCCGAAGGTGAAACGCCATCGGCAGCTACTTCACAAGATGCGTTGACCGCTTTGAATCAGATGATTGATTCGTGGTCAATTGAACGTCTTTCAGTTTTTTGTACACAAGACCAAGTGTTTACTTGGCCTGCTGGTGAATATATTCGAACGCTTGGCCCGTCGGGTGATTTCATAGGTTTGCGTCCCGTGTTGTTTGACGACGCCACTTATTACCGCGATCCGGGCACCAACGTGTCCTTCGGTATCAAATTCATCAATCAACAACAGTATGATGGTATTGCGGTCAAGACTGTGACCAGCACTTACCCGCAAGTGATTTTTGTGAACATGGGTTTTCCTGATGTCACGATGTCCATTTATCCACGGCCCACTCGGGATTTGGAATGGCATTTCGTATCGGTACAAGAACTCGCTCAACCGGCTACCTTAGAAACTGAATTGCATTTTCCGCCTGGGTATATGCGAGCGTTTACTTATTGTTTGGCGATGGAATTTGCGCCCGAGTTCGGTGTTGAACCCAGCCCTCAAGTGTCTCGGATTGCGATGACTAGTAAACGTAATTTGAAACGCATTAATAATCCTGATGATGTTATGTCAATGCCTTACGCTATCGTAGCAAGTCGTCAGCGGTTCAACATTTACGCAGGAAACTATTAATATGAGCACCATTGCAATTTCCTCATTACCGCCGGTTGCCAGTGGTATAACAACTGATGTATTTGTCATTGTTCAAAATGGCGTTACAAGCCAAATTACAAATGCCAACTTGTTTGGTTCCGTCACAGACTTGACTGTAGCTAATCCTTCTTCGATAGACGGTGCGTTTTTTAAGGGCGACAGCCTCGGTACAAATAATTATGCATTTGGTAATTCTGGTAACTTGTTAAATAATGCGACTGGCACCGACAATTTGGCGTTTGGTACAAGTGTATTAGCTAACAATGTATCAGGAAGTTTGAATATTGGTATCGGTACTTTAGCGCTTATTAACAATGACACGGGTGGTAGCAATTTAGCGATTGGTTATGTCGCTCAACAACTGCGCACCAGTGGCAGTTTTAACGTGGCATTAGGTGACAACGCCCTCGCCAAAGACGTTTCTAGCTCCTTTAACACAGCAGTTGGTGCTGTAGCTTTGCTCAATTGTACCACGGGGTCGAATACCGCCGTGGGCTACCGTTCGGGATACCTGATCACCACCGGCACCAAGAACACCATTCTTGGTCGATATACGGGTAATCAAGGTGGTTTGGACATCCGCACACTTAGCAACTACATCGTGTTGTCGGATGGTGACGGCAATCCCCGTGCTTACTGGAATGGGGCTGATGCTACGTTCAATGGTGCGTTAACTGCCGTAGGAAATGTTTTAGTTAATAATAGTTCTGCGAAAATTGGTTACGCGACAGGCGCTGGCGGTACGGTAACGCAGCTTACCAGCAGAACAACTGGAGTTACAATAAATACACCAGTTGGTCAAATAAACACGTTTACAGCAGCAGGTTCAACAACTGCCACGTCATTTATTGTGACAAATAGCTCAGTAGGGTCAAGTGACATTATTGTTCTAAATCAATCGGGCGCGACAAACCTTTATATTTTGGCAGTAACCCAAATTATTGCTGGCAGTTTTAGAATTACGTTTTACACGACAGGTGGTACTGTATCTGATACGCTTACCATAAACTTTGCCGTTATCAAAGGCGCAATTTCTTAATTGACAATGATCTACGTCTAAATCATGAAGACACCCATCCTTGGATCATCATATGTGGCCCGCAGCATCAATGCTGCGAATAACCGCATGGTCAACCTGTTCCCCGAGATTATCCCGGAGGGTGGGAAAGAAGCTGGGTTTCTAAACCGTGCCCCAGGTTTGAACTTTTTGCAAACTGTGGGTACCGGCCCCATCCGAGGGTTGTGGGCGCACCAAACCAATGGTACCGATTTCTTCGTTGTCTCGGGTACCGAGGTTTACAAGCTCACAGGATTGACCGCCACGCCGGTCAAGATCGGCGATGTGTCCGGCACCGGCCCTGTCTCGATCGCGGACAATGGGGCTACGATCTTTTTTGCTTGTAATGGTCCAAGCTACACTTACTACGAGCCGACCAACTCGTTTGACGCAATCACGGACCCCAATTTTCCAGGTGCTGTGACGGTGGCTTATCTGGATTTGAATTTTGTATTCAATGAACCCAATAGCCAGAGACTGTGGTCAGTGATTTCTCAAGATTCCGGTACTGGCGATTATATTTATCCATTAGTATTTGACCCAACAACATTTTCAACTGCTGATGGTTCTCCTGACGGTGTAGTAGGCGTTAATGCAGACCACCGACAACTTTGGGTGTTTGGTACTGACTCGACTGAGGTATGGTATAACGCAAATCTTACAGATTTTCCGTTTACGCCTATTCAAGGCGCTTTCAACGAAATTGGTTGTGTATCTGCTTTCTCGGTTACTAAGCTCGACAATACCCTATTCTGGCTCGGTACAGATGCTCGTGGACAAGGTATCGTTTACAAGGCCAACGGATATACTGGTATTCGGGTGTCTACTCATGCCGTTGAATACGCGATTGCCCAATACGGTAACTTAACTAATGCATTGGCTTACACTTATCAACAGGAAGGTCATGCATTCTACGTATTGACGTTTCCCAGCGCCAACGCTACTTGGGTCTATGATGTATCCACGCAAGCTTGGCATGAGCGCGCAGGTTTTGTTAACGGCAATTTCACTCGCCATCGCAGTAACTGCCAGTGTAACTTTGGTGGGAATATTATCGTCGGCGACTTTGAGAACGGAAATATCTACACGCTTGACCTAGATGTTTATACTGACAATGGCGGTATTCAGAAATGGTTACGGTCATGGCGCGCACTGCCCACTGGTCAGAACAATCTAAAACGCACCGCACAACACAGCTTGCAGCTTGATTGCGAGACTGGTGTTGGTATAAACGTTTATCCTGGCTATGGTGCTGAAGAGATCACAACCGAGACAGGCATTATTCTAGTTACTGAGGATGGTGTCATGTTAGCGACGATCCCGATTCTTCCTGCGGCAGGCTATAATCCTCAAGTTATGTTGCGCTGGTCAGATGATGGCGGTCATACTTGGTCAAATGAACATTGGCGTGAAATGGGCACTATTGGCCAATACGGTTATCGGACGATTTGGCGTCGGCTGGGTATGACGTTAAAGATCCGTGATCGTGTATATGAAGTGTCTGGTACTGATCCTGTGAAAATTGCGATCATGGGCGCTGAATTGTTGATTTCACCGACGAGTGCATAATGGCCGTAAATATCTCGCAAATCCCTGCACCTCGCGTCCCGTTAGTGGACGTGCAAACAAACACGGTTTCACGTGAATGGTTTAATTGGTTCAGTAATATATATACGATCACAGGCAATGGTATTGGTATCACCCCAGTGATCAATGGCGGTACGGGCTTGGGAACTATTCCAAGTAATGGTCAGTTATTAATTGGTAATAATACAGGATATACCCTTGGAACTTTAACAGCGGGAACAGCCATTTCTGTTGTCAACGCTGCTGGATCCATCACAATCACAAATACGCTACCAGATCAAACTGTAATGCTTATGGGTACTGGTACGACATCGGTCACTGGTACTTACCCTAACTTTACTATTACTTCGAATGATGCCTATGTGGGTACCGTTACCAGCGTTGGCGGCACGGGCACGGTTAATGGTATCACATTAACCGGGACTGTCACAAGCACGGGTAATTTGACCCTTGGTGGCACCCTTAGCGGGGTTAGCCTGACTACCCAGGTCAGTGGTATATTGCCGGTAGCGAATGGTGGTACAGGCGTTGGGGTGGCCTATACTGTAGCAACATTGCCCGCAGCAGGGACACAAGGGCGCAGGGCATGGGTAACTGATGCTTTGGCTCCAACGTTTCTAGCCGCTCCTGTTGGTGGTGGGGCTGTGGTTTGTCCAGTGTTTGATAATGGTACGGCTTGGGTAGTAGGGTAATGAATATACAAATGACATGCAATAATTGTCTGTTACTGGAGTAAATATTATGGGAATTTTTAATGATCCTAGTGGTTGGTTCAAAAGCGCCGGAGAAGACGTATCCAAAATCGTGTCTGGTGTTGGCGATGCTGTCTCTGACGTCTTTGAAAGTGATCTAGGTAAAGCTGCCGCGATTGCGGCTGCTATTTACTTTGGTGGTCCTTATTTAGGTCTTACCGGAGAAGCTGCCGCCAGTGCCGCTGCTGCTGACGCCGCCGTCATTGGCGGAACCGCTGAGGGGGCTGCCGCATTAACTACTGCCGCGCAGACCGCGCAGTCAGCTGGAAGTCTTGCTGGGTATGCATCAACTTTGGGGACTTCTATTGCCGAGTTAGGTTCTGGTGCGGCGTCTGCGCTTAGCACGGCAGGTAAATATTTAGCAGCAAATCCCGGTGCGATGGCTGCGGCAGGTTCGGTGGCCGGTGGACTTATTGGCGCTTATGGTGCTAATAAAGCTGCTGGACTGTCTGCAGAATCTTCCGCAAATGCTTTGGCGTTACAAAAAGATATTTATAACCAGCAAACCGCACTTAACGATCCATATCGAGCCGCTGGACTCACTGCACAAAACAGAATGCTGTCTCTTCTTGGACTTGGTGGTGACGCATCAGCGCCGGGCTATGGAAAATATACCAAAGATTTCAGCATGGCTGATTATGAGGCTGATCCTGGTTATGGATTTCGATTAAGTGAAGGATTGAAACAAATTAAAGGTGCGGCGGCGGCTAGGGGCGGTGCTGTTTCTGGTACGACCATGAAGGGTATTCAAGATTACGCTCAAAAGTCTGCGTCACAGGAGTATCAAAATGCATTTGACCGTTATCAAACGAATCGTGCAAATCAACTCCAACCGTTAGGAAGTTTGACGGATTCGGGCCGTGCGGCGGCTAACCAACAATCGGGCGCTGCCGGAACTTATGGTACCAATGCTGGAAATATTATCACAAACGCTGGTAACGTTGCTGGTTCTGCTGCATTAGGCGCGGCGTCTACTATTGGTAACGCTTTGTCTACCGGAGCCAGTGCCTATGCGAATCAGGCGAATTTTGCTGACTGGTTAGCGCAACAAAAAGCTGCTATGGTTAATCAACCATCATATGTAGCACCTCAAAATTCGAGCAATCCGTATGCGCGGTTTGGTATCGGTAATCAAGCGTAAGGAATAAATCATGGCACTTGCTGACCAATTAGCTCAAGGCGTACAATTTGCTCCACCTCCTGACCCGTTTGCGCAATATGGCAAAATGCAACAATTGCAAGCCGGGCAAACCCAGAATGCGTTGGCTCAATATCAGCTCGGTGCAGCCCAGCGAGCCGACGAGACAAATACTAACTTTTTGCGCGGTGTTCAATCAGCCGGTGGTGATGAAGACGCTATTCGGCAAGCGTATATGAGCGCAGGGAAAATTAAAGAGTATCAGGATTATCAAAAATCATTAGCCGAAGCTGCAAAACTGCGAGAAGAAACTAAAAATTTTGGTGTCACCCGTCAAAAAACTCAATCTGATGTTGATGCAGCTGACTTAACTAAAAAACTTAAAACTGCTGAAATCATAGGTAGTGTTTTGGACAGTGTAAAAGACCAACCTAGTTACGATCAAGCTAAGCGTGTGCTGTCTTATATTGTCTCTCCAGACAGTCTTGCTGATTATCCTGCCGTATATGACCCTGGATTTATAGATGCTGAAAAGGCGGCAGGTCAGACGTACACCCAAGCGCAGACCGCTAAAAATGCAGCACGGGTTGCTGCTACTGGTGAGCGTAATGCCGCTACTAATGAGCGCACTGCGACTACTGGTGAAGGCAACCTTGCAGTGAATCGCGGCCAGTTGAAATTAGCGCAAGAACAACCCACAGCAATCATTGATCCGATAACACAGCAACCCGTATATGTAAAACGCACGGACTCAATTGGCAAAACACCCGCTGCTGGTGGTGCATTGAAAACACCGCCTGTACATGCTCAGAAAGCAATCACAGGCGGCGCGGCTACTCTGAGCAAATTAGATGAGACGATCAAATCTATTGAAAATATAGATGCTACCGGGTTCAAAGGATTCCTGCCTGATGTGATATTGAATCGAGCAGACCCAACAGGAACCACAGCCCGCGCTAATATTTCTGATATCGGATCACTTATACTGCATGACCGAAGCGGTGCTACGATTACCGCATCAGAAACGCCTCGACTATTACCATTTATCCCTTCGATAAGAGACGATAAAGCGACAGTATTGAAAAAATTGAATCGGATGCGAGACATTCAAGCAGAAGAATTGGACGCATTGGAGGGAACTTATAACCCGGATCAAGGATATCGTTCATTTGTAGTTCCAAAGAAGGCGGCTCCCGAAGCAGGCGGAGCGCCTCCTGCTGGCATTGATGCAGCACTTTGGAACGTGATGACACCAAAGGAGCGAGCACTATGGCAGAAATGAATATTGAGCGTCAACAAGCATTAGCGCTTGCTAGTGCCCGTTTGCGTTTACAACAACAAGCACCTACTACTGCCCCCGCAGCCGCTCCTGTTGGAGACACCCGATCGGCATGGGATCGGGCGTCGATGGGCGACATCGTGGCCGGACTGCCCGCGACGCGCATAATAGCGGGCGCATTGTCTCCGTTTGTCGGCGCAGTCCAAGCTGGAGCTAACATTGGGGACTACATTAATGAGAAAATGGGCAAAGATCCAATGCTCAGCGAATGGATAGCCGGGAAAATCGGCGAGTACGAAAGTTCCAAAAAGCGCGGGATGGCTGCTCTCGGAGATACTGGGGCAGATGTAGCTGGTACCGTAGGAGGGGGCGTCTCCGGGGGTCTGCTGCTGCGCGGGATGGTACCTGCCGCTGGCTACGGTGGGAGGATAGCTCAGGGTACCGCTGTGGGCGCGGGCGCGGGTGCGACGACACCATCGTCAACGCCAGGAATCGAGCAGACGATGGTTCAAACGGGAATGGGCGGCACATTGGGTGGTGCAGTCCCGGCGCTAGGACCAGCAGTAGTTACGGGCGCAAGAGGAGCTTACCGTACATTGATAGAGCCTATGACGAATCCAACGGCGATCAAGGGGCGGGCGTACATGGAAGCCGCTGGAGATAAAGCGCCTCAAATCATCAATGCCCTTCGGACCAATCAGCCTGCTGTGCCGGGCAGTCTGCCAACGGCGGGTGAAGCTGCTATTTCAGCAGGTCGCCCTGAATTCAGCGCTCTGCAAGCCAGTGCAGAAAAAGTGTTACCGACCAATTACCTTGCCCGCGAAGATGCGCGAAACGCTGCACGATCAACCCAACTCGGTCAAGTGGCAGGAACAGATGCAGATATGGCGGCTGCACGAACACTTCGTGAAACGACAGCCAAGCAAAATTACGGACTGGCGAAAATTGAAGGCATTGATCAAGATATGGCGGCGGCAATGCAACCGCAAATTGACAGTTTGATGGGTCGGCCTTCAATGGTAGAAGCTAAAGCATTGGCAGTTAAATTGGCGCGAGAAAAAGATATCGAACTTACCGATTTTGGATCAATTGAAGGGCTGGATTGGGTCAAAAAAGGATTAGATGAACAAATATCTGCTGCCGCTAAAGTGGGATCTGCTGCAGGGAAAGAAAAATTATCTGCGTTGATGCAGACTAAATCGGATTTGTTGGCCACTATCAAGGAAATCGCGCCTGCTTATGACGTTGCCCGCGCAAAATTCGCTGAACAAAGCAAACCCATTAACCAGATGGAAGTCGGACAGTATCTAAAAGATAAACTTACCTCTGCTGTTGATGAGACAGCGGGGCAAAAAGCGACATCTTTCGCGGGCGCTGTGCGGGACGCACCTGGGACATTGAAACGCTCACTTACTGGTGCTCCCCGATACGAAAAATTGTCGGACGTTCTTACACCTGACCAGATAGCGAAAGTCGAATCAGTTCGCCAAGATTTTGCAAATATAGCACGACAAGAATTGATGGCCCAAAAAGGCGCTCAAGCCGGACCTAATGCTATGGATGTAGCGACTCGTTCAATATCTAGTGCTACGGGGGGAGGTAAAATCCCGAATCCTCTTAGCAGAGTAGTCACCATGGCGAATGCTGTTATTGGACGGCTTGAAGGTAAGATCGATCGGAAGCTTGCTATTGAAATCGCCGCTGAAATGTTGGATCCCAAAGTGGTTGCTACTATTCTAGAAAAAGAAGTTGCGAAAGCCACACGAAAAGCCGGGTCTGCGGCTACGACCAATAAGCTCCGTTTACCCGCTACAGCTATCGGGGTTAATGCGCTGACTGACGCGACATTCGAATAATATGGACTTCGATACTGCTTTCGTCGTTTTACTAGGACATGAGGGTGGTTATTCGAATAACCCCAATGATCCAGGCGGTCCGACGAATTGGGGCGTGACTGAAAAAGTAGCTCGATTTGACGGGTATATGGGTGACATGAAGGATTTTCCACAGGATTGGGCTAAAAAGATTTACCGTGCACAATACTGGGACGGATGCGGAATCGATCAATTACCCCATGAGGTTCGTTTTGATGTGTTTGATGGCGCAGTCAATTCAGGAAACGCTCAATCTATAAGATGGTTACAACGGGCAGTAGGGGCAATCGATGACGGAGTAATAGGACCGGGCACTGTTGCTGCTTGTAAAAGTATTCCAGGCAATATTGTCGCAAAACGATACAATGGTTACAGATTGCTTTTTATGACTGGATTGAGAACGTGGCCAGTATTCGGGGGCGGTTGGGCGCGTCGAATCGCCAATAATTTGATCAAAGGCTGAATATGGATTCAATCACAATCAGCAGTATTTTCAGCGTTGGAAGCAAATTAATCGACAAATTGTTCCCAGACCCGGAACAAAAAGCAAAAGCTCAACTTGAATTCTTGAAAATGCAACAAGCAGGAGAATTGGATGAAATCAAAATCCAATTATCCGCCATAATTGCGGAGGCTCAAAGTCCCGATCCTTGGACCTCCCGCGCTCGTCCCAGCTTTCTGTATGTGGTTTATATACTTCTACTTTGGAGCATCCCCATGGGCGTCTTGTCGGTGTTCCGGCCAGATGCCGCTGCCGCTTTTACCGTCGGGTTCAAAGGCTGGATGTCCGCGATACCCGATTCCATTCTAACCCTGTTCGGTACCGTTATGACGGGGTACGTACTTGGTCGGAGTTGGGAGAAGGTAAAAGGGGCTGCGAAGTAGTCTTGTGGATACACCCGACACAGCCGGGGTCCGCATACTTATCAGTCTTTTGATATTCACAATCACGGGACATCCGAAAAGGAATCCCCTGATATTCCGTCACAAAAGGCTTTCGGTCATAACACCCGTAACTCATTGCTCTGCCTCAACTGGTTTTGGGAATTTAGAGGCATAGCGGGCGGCGCTGATAGATGACCATAGGTGCGGTACTGTCTCTTGTGTCAAGTCGTACGCGTAAGTAGACCCATGCCATTTACCCGAGGGGCGAGTCTTTTTAAATCCAAGTCCCCGAAGCACTTTTTGAACCCGCAGCACGTCATTCTGGCTTTGCCTCGCAGTATCGATTTGCAACACTATCCCAAGTATCAAGTGAAGCGGACCCGAGCGGACGTTAAATCCAGAAGCGGGCTGGCCGAGTTCATAGCGGGGAACCACGTAGAATATTTCGTTGGCGTAGCTGTCTGGATCGGTAAGAGCGTCTCTAATCCTCTGAAACCATGGTTCTACATTTTCAATGCTGATTTGGCGGTCGCCCTGCTCTTCAATGACCAGTTCTTGCGGAACTTTATACCAGTCTTCCCCGGATTCATATGCGTGGACCGCCTCGGCCCACATCTGCTCCCGTACGTCTTTCAGCTGCTGCGTCCGGACCGGCCCACACTCACCCACATGGGTCGGCCAGAAGCGACGGGCGCCCGTCAAATCAGAGATATATGCCTGCCCTACTTCGTTGGTAGTACCGGCAAAAACGCAAGTACGGGGGTAAGCTTTGGGATCTCGTTCGTAAGAAAGGCGCACATCATCCACAGTGGTGGTTAAAATAGCTTTGAGCGCTTCCATATCAGCACGACGGACGGTTGCGAGTTCCGACATTTCCACAATCATTTTGCCCGCAATTACTGCCACCATATCTTTATGAGACGTTCCGCCTCCGGTCATGCCGCCTGAATACTCGGTATAGAATTGTCCGCCAAGAATCCGAAGCGCCTGCGATTTCCCGATACCCTGAGCGCCTTCGAAAATCAACATGTGGTCAGCTTGGCATCCAGGTTCCATAGCACGGGCAACGGCGCTAATAAGCCATTTGCGACCGATTGCTCTTGTGTATTCGGTGTCTTTGGTGCCCATATAATCTGGGAGCCATGTGTCGATGCGAGAGGTGCCGTCCCAGACCAGTTGCTTTAAACTGATTCGAAGAGGATTCACACGGTATTCACTAGCCAGATACTTGATCACCTGACTGGTGTGCATTTGCTTGATCCATGAGTCCCCGGCTGAATGGAACCGGACCATCATATTAATTTCTTCTTCTTCGCTGCACTTCGGGCAGTCGATATCCCCAATCTTACCAACCCGAATTCGATGGTCATAATCCGCGACCCAAAACATCGGTACGATACCCTCGTCTTGCATCAAGCGAGCGCGATTGATAACGCCCACGATGTTTCCCTTTTCGTTATTATCTCCAATTGTCTCCCGTTGGAATCGTTTACGCTCTGATTTAACCAAGTCTTCCAATAAGAGTATCCGAGGACGGGCGCACTCTTTACGGAGCTTTTTCATGATCTGAATCAGCTGCTTTCCTGTGGCGCAGGCTGACTGGATCAATTCATTGTCCATTTCCACGGATGAACCGTCGCACCAATCCCGCAGCCGGTCATAAATCGTTTCGGGGCTTTTGTATGTAGGGTCGATTTTCTCGCGAAATTCTTTCCAGCGGAAAGCAGAGCAGGAGTCGTGAAGACACCGGTATACTGGCCGATTGCTGACCAAACCCACCATAGGGTCAGAATGCGTCTCATTGAATGGGCATTTTGAGATAATCCATTTTTGACCCTCATTACCAAACATCGGGCGCGGGCCGCTCATGATCGTTTGTCCCCGATCAGTCAGCCATTTCACCATGTCGGAGATATATTCACCGGTCATGTCTCGGAATTCATCCGATTTCGCGTCTCTCAAGGGGCGAGCTACATTCTCAATCTGGTCACGGGTCAGAAGTTTGAGATTCTTGGGAACGTGTGTCAACATGGCGACCCGGTGAGGGCGGTCAACAGTATGGGATCCCTTAGCGCTTATCGTGCCGTATATTTTCCAAACCCGGCTTGAGTTAAAAACAGTAACGTCTACTTTAACCGCGTCATCTGAAAAGATAGAAGACAACATCTTCAAAGCGTATTCAAAATCTATCCGGGCCGGGTCGTCATTTGGCTCGTCAACCCGGTACATCACATGGCATCCGTTGCCGCTGTCAGCCCGTATTGGTTCTGGCCATCCGATCGATGATAACCATTCAACTACACTGTCTGCTTTACGCACGGCGGCTTCATATTCCGATTTGGAAGACGAAATCCCGGCGGGTCGTACCGCATCAAAATCAAGTAAGAACCAGCGGCGGCGCAAGATATCGACATCCGAAGACGTCATAAACGAGCCATAAGTTAATGTATTTTCGCTGCGAGCCATCAATGCCGGTTGTATCGGGTTCACAGTCATGTAAATCGACTGGTGCTTCCCATTTTCCTTAGCAATCATAGCGGCAGCAATGCCGGTGTCATTAAAATACCCGCTAATTGTACCAGCTTTTGTCTTAGGGATCCGTATCTCAAATACGTCTCCAGCACTGTGCAATAAATCGAGTGTGGCCTTAATGATGATCGCGGGCTTCGTCTCTGCGTATTCTTTAAATTGTATCACGTCAAATCCTTGTCAATTGTTTGAGCGCAGGGGTCAACACTTTTGCGATATCTGCTTGATCGCACGTGGCCGTACATATTAGACGCATGTCGTTAGCGTTGTGGATTTCGGGAAGCATGTTATGGTGTTTACCATCCACCAGATATATTACACGCTTTATCCGGATTAGAAAATGAATCGGCATCATGGGGACCCAACGCCGAATATATTGATGCTGAGAAGGTTCAACCTTTATGCGATAGAGTCTCGATAATTCGACATCCATTGCTTTTAATTCTAACCAGCCAACTCGATGCGCCGCTTCGTCAATCATCACATAATGCATATCGGGGACGCCGGGGCTGATATGCCGGTCTTCGTGCCAAGTCATCATCCATTGGTCGGCCATCGCCGGTCCAAGAAAGCGACGAAATTTAAGCTCAACTGCGCTCATACGCGTAAAACATGATGTGATCTCTCACATGATTAATCAAATGCTCAGGCCATTGATGTTCACTTATCGCAGAATCAAAAATCCTTAGTATCTGCTCTTCGAGTCCTTCTTGAGCGTGAGCCGCAGTCATGTCGACCCCATGTAGGCGAATAAACCGAATCCCATCTGCAATGTCGCACATTTTTATCAGTATAGCGGTGCTAGTCCGACATTCTAGCACGAATAGACTGGGCGTAACTATTTTTTCCAATCCATCGACCCCTTGAAGCCTCTTTTTTGTATGTGATGGAATATCCCCCGTAAACGCCTCCGGGAGATCATGCGCCAAAGCGACGGCACCCACATACGTATGGGTATCAAAGGAATTGATAGGGGCCGTTGCAGCGATCAGCATCGCCAGCATCGCTACATTTGCAGAATGTTCGGCTAGATTTTGGGTTCGGGTCGTGTCAATCATATGCCAGCGTTTTACTGCCTGAATACGCATCACGGCTTCTAACGCGTGACGTTCCTTCCCATAAGCCAAGAATTTATCCAACATGACTATTCACTCCATTTTTGTCAGTCATCCATGTCCTTTTTTGATTGACATCGAGCTTATGAAGAACTGCCGTGGTCACGTCCACCTTTTTACGCTTCGCGTAGTCGAGCAAGAGGATAAACATGTCGGCAATCTCGTTGGCGTCCCCATCCGACTCAATCATTTCAGCGATTTCGCCGTACATCTTAAGATACATACTAGCATCGTTACGATTCGGGAAAGTGGTTTCCGCCCAATCAAACACCTTCTCAGTTAAAAATCCCACGTGTGTGTTGTGGTCGTGGTCCCAAGTAGTAGAAGTGTTCATAAAATCAAGCTCCAGCTGCTTCATGATATTCTTCCATAGTTGCGACATCTTCGTCATCAGGGCCAAATCCCAACCATTCGACATCGGGCGGATTTCCATTAAGTAGAGAATGTGATTCCACTTTATCGATAATGTCCCGCAACTGGCCAGTCCCGTCTGTGTAATTAGCAAAGTTCAGGAATACTCGGGTATCCCAATATCCTCCGCAATGAAAAGATGCTTCCTCCGCTTGTTGTTGGCTGAATGTAAAAATCCGACGCTTGAGTTTAGTGACTGTTGTGAATTCTGGCTCGACCCCAAGATTCTCAAAGCTGGTTTCTTGTTGGTCAGGGTAGCAAGGCCCACTGGTACCGGTGCGATTATTAACTCGGATAGGAAAGCAACGCATGGAACCAATCACTTTGATGTAGCTGGCCCACCGATAAGGAAGTCCGCAATCGGCGCTGATTTGCCAAGGGGTTACGTCTCGGGACGTGGTGTATGGGTATTGGCCGTGATACATTGATAGGCTGAACCCCTGTGCTCCTTCTATCAGTACGCTCTCAGCCCGCAACAAGGCTAAGCGGTATTGTTCGGGGGTAGCTACATACTGCTCCAATTCGGTACCTGCCCAACGTACCCCGGCGATGTTCGGGTTAGCCGGGTCGCGCTTAATACGTTCAATAGCGGCGGCTCCCACACCATGGACGGTAGACCCGATCTTGGCCATACCCCATTGAATTTCCTGTTCCGTGTGGTATTCTTCAATCACGGCGGCATGAGGATGAACCAAAATCTGCTTACCTTTCAGCAAATGACCATATTTCTTGATTTCGCCCAACAGGGTAGGAGCGTGAATCAAAGAGCCAGGACCAATGAGTATCTGCTTCACTGTCGGGGATGACAATGCACCAGTAGGAATTTGCTGCGTCATCACGTGGATTCCACGGTCTTTGTCGATGTAGGTATGTCCAGCATTAACTGCAAAAGAACAAATCGATGTATCGTAATTACCGCGCTTGGCTAAATATCCAGCAATCAGACCCTTACCCGTGGACCCGTATTGAAAATCCATGACCATATCAACGTTGTGTGCCATCATTTACTCGCTTCATACCAATTATGACCAAAATCTCCGGAAGCGGTAATTGGTACCCTCATCCGAACCACGGAACTCTCAGAATTGAAGTTCGTGTAGTGTTTGACGATCAGATTTTTTATGTCGTCGTCTTGTTTCATGCTCACCCCGATCTCGTCGTGACATGACATCAGGAGCCGTGCCGGGAGTTGCTCGGTGCGGATCAAAGCATCGACCTCGACCAGCCCGATTTTGTGCAGATCGGCAGCATAAGCTTGATAAAGTAGCCCTGCTGCCTTGTGAGCGCCTGTCGGAAATCTCAAGCGGCGACCTATAGCAGTCCGAACGTACCCGGATTCCTTGGCCACAGCTTCCGCCTTCTTCATGAATTCTTTCACTCCAGGTAGCTTTTTGTGGTAGAGATTAAACACGTCGGTGGCTGACTGTCCCGGCACGTACTGCATCTTGCCCCGGCTCTCCTTGATGTCATAAGACATCCCCATCATGAACGCTAACTTCCCAGCCCCCGCACCAAATGCAAGTCCGAGATTGATCTGCTTGGTATTGGGCGCACCTGCATATGTCGCATTTCGGGGAATCCCCGTCATGTCGCTCACAATTTGGTGATAATCTAAGGAAGGATCCAATGCATAAGCATCGATCACGGATTGATCGTTGATCAAGTGGGCTGCGCATCGGAAGTCTACCTGCGAATAATCGGCACAAAGCCATTCATCCCCGTCGTCAGGAAGGAACATGGCTCGGAGGATAGCAGCATTAACTTTATCGCGTTTTGTGATCTGCTGTAGCGCCGGGTCCGTAGACGATAAACGCCCGGTAACAGTCCCCGCATCCGCATCGTTACGTGTTTGATTGAATTGGGTATGTACGTATCCATCCCCATCAGCACTTCCGATAACATGGCCACGGATGAAGGTGTCCCGCAATTTGATCGTTTTACGAAGAGCCAGTATTTTCTCAGCCAAAGGGTGCTTGATTGTCCGCATGACATTTTGATCGAGGCTCGGTCCTTTGCCGCCTTTTGTCGGCCCGACCAATGTACCGTCGAGAAGACGCCATTGGAATTTGTTAATTGGTTCCGGTTTGAAAAATGCGCGGACCTGAGGGGACGAGTTAACATTAAATTTACCTCCTGCGATTTCGTTGATTTCGGCTTGAAGAATTCCCTCTTGCTCATCCAATCGGGGGATAGCGGCATGGGCTGCTTCGAGATTAACCCGAACGCCAGTCCAAGACATGTCAGCCAATACAGGCATCACTTCCTGCTCAAGACGGAGTACTCGGTGCAAGTCCTGTTTAGTGATTTCGGCCTGTTGAGCGCGGTAGATTGAGAGGGCGTCGGAGGCGTCGGAGGCACCGTAGCGGGCCACCATAGCTGCGGGCACCTCAGAGAGGCGAGAGAGTACCTCCCGACTATCTCGCCACCCCATAGCGGCGCGTATCTCCTCCAGAATCTGGGTCTTCTGGCTGTCGATATTGCGGTATTTAGCGATGCTAGCGAGGTCGTAAGTCAGATGGTGCTCATTGATGAGGCATTCAGCTACCATCGTGCAATACCAATTGGTTAGCCGAGGGTCAGCCCCAAGAACACGAGAGCACTGGTATTCATATTGAGCGTTTTGAGCGACTACTGTCCGACCTTGAATAGTTTCGCGTACCCATTGAACAACATTTGGAGTATCCCGAATGTCCCAGTACCAAGCATCATGGCCAACAGCGACAGCGACGCCAAAAACACGAAAATCGGGATCCCAATACTTAAGACCAGTAGTTTCATAATCCAAAGATATGATTTCATTTTTAGGTATCTCAGGGAACATATTATTTTCTATAAAAAGCCCCCTGCCCGAAGGCAGAGGGTGAAACCCCATGTGGCAACTGCAAAGGAGCCATGGGGAGGGAGACTCAGTTAAATGCCGCCGCGATCAGCGGCAACGGCTGCATCTTTTTCGGGCGCAGCGCTCGCGTGGTCAGCGATAACTTCACCAGAACGGAAAGCAGCGTAGACACGTTCCGCTTCTTCGTAGATCGCTTTCGGCGGGAAGCCAGCAGGTTGTACTACGAAATTCTTGAACTTCTGGCCTTTTTTGTTCTCATCGGTAAACGACGAGAGCTTGTAGACGCGACCAAAGCGATCACCTCCAGCAATCTGGATCATTGCGTTCCATTTGCGGGAGACTTTGGACTTGGTTTTTGCCATGGAAATGACGATTTGCTCCTTGTCACCTTCGGGCGTGATGCGCAAGCCATAATGCACCGGAGTGTCCACAATCTCCAGGTATTCGGGATTCTCACCATTTTTCACCTCCGCACTCTTGCGTTCCTCTGCTTGTTCCAGAGTAGGGAAAGACCCGAAAAATCCGCCACCTTGATCTTGATCTTTCCAGATCAGATACTCCAGACGGAAATACACGGGGACAAAGTAGGCGTGATCGCCAATGATCTCCTGCGTCACCGAGTTGAACAGCATACCCTCGCGGGCATCCGGGTCCAATTCTTTGATCGGGGAAAGCGCCTGAACGATCTCCAAGCGTGGAAGCACCATGTCGGAGGATTTGACCTCTTCCGATCCACGGGCTGCGCCCTGCTTGATGTAGTCAGGTACCGCAGTCACTGCAAACGGGTCTGCTGCAACGGATGCGATTTCGGTTTTCTTAGAAGTAGCCATGATTCAATTTCTCCAGACGCTGCTTACAAAAACCAGTCCGCTTGGCGTCATCAAGGGAGGACCGGTGGGGGGAAACTTATTTACGCTTGGTCAAAGACTTTTTGGTCTTCTTATGACCTTGTTTATGATAACGACCTGGACCTTTTTTGGTGGCTGATGGATTTTTGTATGACATACTAAGCTTTCACAATTGATGCACGAATAAACGGGGTCACG